AAGAAGGTGATCCAGCGTTCACTTGCGTGGTTGAAAGAAACCAAATGGATAGAAGCCCAGCCACGCGCAGGATTTACGACGGTGTACTTCGTTAAAACGGACTCACCAACTGATGTCTCACCCAGGTCAGATTTGACCCAGGTCGAAAACGACCTAGGTAACCCAGTGCAAAAACGACCTACCCCCCAGGTCGAAAACGACCTAACCCCTAGGTCAAAAACGACCTACAAACAAGAACCCATAAACAAGAACCCAAGAAGTAAAACCCAAGGGGCGCAAGCGCCGAAAAAGGATCCGAACAGACTCAAGGTCTTGCCCACCAGTTCCGTGCCACCTGATCTAGCGGACTGCTCTGAGTTGCTGGTTGAGTTCTGGTCGGTTAAAAAAGGCACGCGGTCATCACAGGTCTTGAAACGCATCACCAACAAGCTTCGGCAATGGACACCACAGCAACGCCAAGAGGCCCTAGAACGCGCCATTGCATCAGGTTGGGGTGATGTGTTCCAACCCAAAAAACAGACTGCTTACAGCCCCGCACAGGAGCCCGACATGAAGCATCCAGCGCATCGTGTCTTTACTGCTGATCGTGGGTTTGATGATCAGCCCACCACCAACCCAATCCTTAACGGTCTGTTCTGATGAAATCCAAAGCATTTGATGTAAGCTCAGTCCGCCTGAAACTGCGTTACATGGTTGACAAGGGTTATGTCACCCTTGAACAACTTGATGAACCATCACCAGGCTTTAGATCAAACATGAACGTTCACATGCGTGATTTTCCTTCTGGTTATCGCGGTGTACGTCACAAGAACCTTTTACGCATTGAAAACATCCTCCCACCAGCAAAATGATTTCACTTCTCAACACCTCCAAACGTCAAGATCCCGTCGTTGATCACTTGGCAGATCTGTTAGACAACAGCAAAGCAGTTGCTGCTGCAATTTCAGACAACGCAATAGAAGAACAACGCGCAATCCCAGCAGATCTGCTACAGTCCTTCTGCAATGACCTTGAACGCATCAAGGCATTTTTGATCACAGCCTACGAAGTAAATGAAGGAAATTAAAGTCAGCTTGCCTGAACCTGACATTCAACTCCTCGATCAAATCGCAAGAGAAAACAACACAAGCCGTGCTGAAATTATTCGTAGCAACATTGCTAATCACGGTCTCAGCACTGATTCTCTTCATCGTGTCGCCATCGCTATTCGTAAAAGATTGCACGGTGTTTTCACGATTCAACAAGCTGAACAGGCTGCCGCCGTTGCAATTTGTGCCATCGCTAATGGATCAAAAAAAGCTGCGTAGCATCCTCGCTACCTACGACGACTACTACACTGCCCTTTACCACGACCGCAACAACCCACAACAACCTGATGAGCACCAGCTACTTCAAGGAATGGGTCCACGACCTATCTCAACACTGCTCGACACCAGCACTGCCTGGTGCACAGGACACTGATGCAATGCTTGATCGTGTCATCGTCCTTGAGCTGCTTTATCAACTAGATGGCAGGGACAACCAGTCCCACCCGCACCACGACACCTACACCAACCTTTGGCAAAATTACATCAAACTTAAAACCTGATGCTATATTTTCGTTAAATCCGCATCTCATTGTGTGACAAGCATCAATGATCTAAAGCAAGATCACAAAAACGCCCGCAAACGCACCAACCAGTCAGCTGAGCTGATTCAAGAATCACTCAAGCGTTACGGTGCAGCCCGTAGCATCGTTATCGACGAAGACAACCGTATCCTCGCAGGCAATGGCACTATTGAAGGTGCTAAGGCAGCAGGCATCAAAAATGTCCGCATCATCGAAACTGATGGTAATGAGATCATTGCGGTTAAACGCACCGGCTTGTCAGAACACGACAAGGTAGGTCTTGCCCTAGCAGATAACCGCACCAGTGACTTGTCGGACTGGGATGCAGAAATGCTGCATCAGCTCAGCGAAGAGCACGATGTCACCCCTTGGTTTGAAGAAGGAGACCTAGCAGAAATCCTAGGAGAAGAAACAGATGTTAAAGAGCTTACTAGCAATAACAGCTCAGAGATAGATGTTAACTCTTTTTCAGATTTTAACTATAAATGCCCACGTTGTGGTTTTGAATTTGACAGCAAAGAGGACAATAAATAATGAATATACCTATAAAAGAACTATTAAAACCAACCACTGGAGCTTGGACCCTTAAAGACTTAAAAAAAATTCAAAAAAATAATTTTAATGTTTTTAGTTGCTTCCATTGTGGCGGTGGCTCTTCAATGGGTTATAAGTTGGCTGGATTTAATGTTTTAGGCGGGGTTGAGATTGACCCTAAAATTATGGATATTTATAAAACAAATCATTATCCTAAGTATAGCTATTTAATGCCAGTTAAAGATTTTAATAAAATTCCTAATACTAAACTACCAAGCTCTTTAACTGATAATTTAGACATTTTAGATGGTTCTCCGCCCTGCTCAGTATTTTCTATGGCAGGTAGTCGTGAAAAAAAATGGGGCTCTGAACACGCTTTTCGCGAAGGACAAGCGATTCAAAGGCTTGATGATTTATTCTTTGACTTTATTAATACAGCCAATAAGCTGCAACCCAAAGTAGTATTAGCTGAAAATGTAAAAGGTTTAATAATTGGCAACGCAAAAGGATATGTAAAGGAAATTTTTGCTTCCTTTTACGATGCTGGATATGAATGTCAATTATTTTTATTGAATTCTGCAAAAATGGGCGTCCCCCAAAGACGTGAGCGAACTTTCTTTATTGCTCGCCGCCGCAATCTTAATCTTCCTCCATTAAAATTATCTTTTAATGAGCCTTCTGTTTCTGTAAGACAAGCCTTTAGAGGAACAAGCCCTTTAGGCGCTAAGCAATTATCTCCTAAGGCGTATAAGCTTTGGTCTAATACAAGGCCTGGAAATTCCTTCTCAAAAGCAGCAAAAGGCAGTTGGTTTACATGGAATCGCTTAAGTTTTAACTCACCAGCCCCTACATTGGTTTCTGGTTCTCCACCGTCTCATCCGTTGCAACCTCGCCATTTAAGCCCGTCTGAAATTATTAGAATACAATCTTTCCCTGATGACTATAATTTTAAGAATTTAGACCCTGTATATGTTTGCGGGATGTCAGTCCCTCCTTTTATGATTCAAAGAATTGCTCTGCAGATAATAGAGCAATGGTTTTTATCTGCTAATCTTTAGGTAGAGGAGGTTAGTTAATGGCAACACCGAAAAGCACTGTTCAGCAAACAATAGAACGTGCTAATCGCTGTGCACGCATCCTTGCTAACGGTGGCAAGCGGTCCGACTGCATACGATACGCGGCAGAAAACTGGGGTGTCTCACCTCGCGCAACTGATAATTACATCAAGAAAGCACGGGAGTTGATGCGGCAAGATTGGGACATGGAACGCTACGAAATGGTGGCTGAATTATTGTCGCAGTCGTCCACCTTACAGATGGAAGCCCGCAAACGTGGGCAGCTTTCTGTTGCCCTAGGCTGCATCAATACAGCAGCACGTCTTGCTCAACTTGTCTCATGAATGAAGAGTTTTGGTACGAACCAACAGAAGACAGCATGTATCGTGTCTGCATGAAGATCAACGATGTGACGGCTTGTTGCACCGTATCGTCGATGCACTTGATTGAAGAAAAGCGCGGGCGACTGCGTGAAGCGTGTTTACGCAATGTCAATTCTTGATGCTGTTCCTGAAGGGAACATCCTGCAAAAGCTCGGTGAAGCACACCAGTTGCAAGATGCCAACGCACTATTAGATCGCATCAAGGCTGACCTGCACCCAGGGCAACTGAACTTTGTATCAGATCAAAACTCACAAATCTTGGCAATATCTGCAGGGTACGGTGCAGGCAAAACCCGAGCGTTATGCGCCAAAACGCTTGCGCTAGCCATTGCCAATCAAGGCTTCATTGGTTGTGTCATGGAACCAACCGGTCCGTTGATCCGTGACATCTGGCTGAATGACTTTGATGAATTCTTAGAGCATTATGAAATCCCGCATTCATTCAGAGCCTCACCATTGCCGGAATATATCTTGCACCTGCCTGGTGGTGACACCAAAATCCTATGCCGCAGCTTTGAGAACTACCAACGGATCATCGGCTTGAACCTTGCGTTTTGCTGTGCTGATGAGGTAGACGTTGTAAATACCGCGATCACATCAAAGGCGTTTCCCAAGATCCTCGGTCGTTTGCGATCCGGTGTAGTACGGCAGTTTGCTGCAGCATCCACGCCAGAAGGCTTTAAATGGCTTTACAACGAATTTGGCAGCCC